TCAGCAAACACCGAGGGCATGTTGCGTCGCATACTTTTCACGCAAAACCTGCAATTCGAGCTGTTCAGTGAATTTAACATACAAACCGCTAAAATCACCAAAAGCAATAGCCATTTTACCCGCTTCCATTGCCGGCATTGCGTCAGATTCTTCAACCGGAGACCCCAGCAGCGTATATCCGAACCCTGTACGGATATCAGGATTCAACAAATATTTTCCGTCGTTGTCCTTCAATTTTCGCAGGGCATTCAAAGTTTTAGGATTCAAAATAAATCTACCTTGACCACGGAAACGCTTTTTGATGGCAGACTGCAAATCAATAAGTTCATCGGCAGTAATAGCCGCTGCAGCAGTCGTAACGATATTTTTAGAATTTACAATGCCTTTTAATTTATCAGCTTCACCTAAAAGCAATTCTTGTTCTAAAAATTCACCGACAGCTGTCGCCATTTTGCTAATAACATAACCGGCAACATCAAATGCAGAGTTATTGACCAAAGAAACGGAAATTTTAGTCAGCACACCTGCTAAAAATCCTTTTAACTCTACGTTAGTAAATTTACCGGAAGTCGATTCCAGTTCATTAAATTCATCTTTATACGCACACTGAATTTTACCGTCACTTTCGTCGTAAACAGGGAACGACAAAGTACCGCCGATAGTATAAACGGTAGCCAATTGAAAAATCGGGCAGACATCTTTGACAGTTTCAATGATTTTATTTGCGATACTGGTCGGAACAACCGCACCGTTATCACCTAATGTCATGTTAACATCAGCACGTTCTTCATGATACTGCAAAACATCTTTGCGAATCAGTTCATCAAAAGCACGTTTTTCAATTTCAAATTTTTCTTTGTCGGCAAGCTGTTCTTTCTCACCCTTCTTACCTTTGCCCAACTCAATCGCGCGGCGTTCTTCCTCAATTTTGATTGATTCTTCAATAGAACGGATTTCAGCAAGTTTACCGTTAATTTTTTCAATTTCCTCGGCGTTCAAAGCTCTTTCTTCATTTTCAGCGGCAAGGCAAAGTTCGTTCACCTTGTCACACAGGGCATTTTTTTGTTCCAGCAATTTTTTTAAATTCATAATTTTAATCTTCCTTTCTTTGTTCAACAAATTTTAGATTTAATTTTCATTAAAACAGGATCGTTTTTACTATCATATTTAGGCGGTTGATCACCTTTCGATTCACCAGTGGTATCAACAACGCTGATTTCTTCACCGTCTACCGACCTAAATTCGATAACAGCTGCAATATCATCACGCATTTCGATAGACGTTGCCGGATACACCGGTAACATTGATTTACCAACAATAGTAACTTCGTCTAAATCAAGAGCTGTCAGATACCTGCGCCTGATACCATCATCAGAATCTTTCCATTCCTGACCTTTAGCAATAAAACCAAAAGACCAGCCGCGCAACTCATTTTTGGTAGCTGCTTCGATGACGGCAGGATCGCTGACATATGCTTTCGCATAAAGACCGATTTGATCTTCATGTACTTCAAGCGTTTTACTTTTAGTATCACCTAAAATTTTTCGATGATTAAATCGCACTTCAACATTTTCAGCACGTTTTATAGCGTCTGCAAATGCCCCCTGCTTCACTATTTCAATAAAATTTCCTTGCCTGTCAGGAATCATACGGCTTTCGCGTTCAACTACATTCACATAACCTTCAATTACGGCACTTTCACTGCTTCGAATTTCAATTTTCATTTTTCCCACCCCCTTTCACATCAACGAATTCTTTAGTATTTGGAATATAGATTTTTTTATCTTTGTAATAATAGATAACAGAATCCAAACCCAATTTAATAAAGTCTAAATTCAACGCTTCAAGGTTTTCCGTGGCTCTAACCTCATCAAGTGTCAACCAGCCGTTTTTTATTGCTATTTCATATGCTTGATATCGCTGCAAAGTTGCCGCTTTCATAAGTTCCGTTAAGTCGAAGGAAAAAAAATAGGAATCTTTTTCAGATTCCAGCAACATAAATCGATTTATTGTTTTTGTAAACGCAGTTATAATCGGCATTACACCAGTTTTAAGCCCTTGTAAAAATACATCGTCTTTGCTGTAAATCTCCGGGGACAAACCGAAAACATTAAAGATCAAATCAGAATTCGTCTTTTTATTTTCGTTCATCTGATTTTCAACAGCGGTACTTGCCGCCGGTTCAAATGTAATACCCTGATTTAATACCATAGCGTCATTACTATCGTTTGACGTAAGTTTTTTCCAAGCATTTTTCAAATCTCGTAGCGCGTCAGCTTCCAACCGGGCAGCAGACTTTAAAAATCCTTTTCGCGCGCCGCTGCCACTGGTGATATTTTCGTATTTCAAAGAATTATACATTGTTCGCAATACAATTGCGTTTTCGCTCAATATTCCGACGCCCCTTGCACCATCGTCAGTTCGACGTAACAAGCGCATTATTTCAAAATCAAAATATTTTGTGCCGTTTATTAAAAAGTCAGCCTGTTTAAAAACCGGATCAGGGCTTACAACTGCAGACACCACTGAATTTTTGACATAATGGATAGATTTGATTTCATTACGTCTTTTATTCAAATAAGCATAGCCGCCGCCTTTCAGTAAATAATCGCGGACAATAGCTTCTTTCATTTGCACAGAATCAAGTAAATCGCCCGTTTCATCATTCAGCAGCTTTGCCCGCTGGTCACATTTTATTTCTGCTATGTCATCGCCGATCCTTTTATACAACCTGATCGGCACCGTACTTACAATACCACAAATAAAACCAACTGCAGCACTGACTGCAGGAATATTCATAGCTTCAAGCGCACTGATCGACGTCATTGATGTTTTACCTGTAAGCCAGTCTGCACTGACAACGCCATCATTTGCACGTGTTTCACGCCCGAATAATCGTCGTAATATATTTACCACTTTATCACCCCCTTCCGTTAATATTGCACAACAAAATCAAGCGGCGGATTCAATATGATATCCTGCTGTAATAGATAAATTGAATTTATCAAAGCAACTACCATATCAACCTTGCCGGAAGATTTTTTCTTATTTACATATCTGTTTAAATTGGTGTCATAAGTACATCTTGCATTTTCAAAATTGATTTCAAGCAATTTGTTTTCGCTATAATAAAATTTGCCGTTAGCGATCAATTCTGACAACCATTTCGTAGGAGCATGTAGCAAACTCGAATGCTGCCTGATTTCAACAGTAGTATATTTTTTCGCCCATTTTTGAGCAGATGACAAGGCATTATATCTGTCATATCCAATCGACATAATTTTGACGCCGTAATAACCCTCGATATCTTCGACAAATTTTTCAATAACAGCATAATCAACAGTACGATCACCACATGCAATAGTTTTACACTGTTTTATAAAATCATAATAATTGATTCGTTCAATTTTATTTTTTTCTTCGATTTTATCTTCCGGCAAAAAAGCTATAACCTCACATACGACCCCCTGTGTTTCCGATTCATATGCACTCATCGCAACTGAACAGTTATCGTTGCTCATAGATAAATCAACGCCTATGTATACATTTTTTCCGCGCCAGTCGATTTTATCACGCTTGCCACGGCGTACATCTTCCAATGACACAAACGATTCTGTCCCTTCACCGGCATAAACAATGTTGCAGTGCTTCGTTATAAAATTTTCGCGTTTGGACGGTATTTCGATTGCGACTTGCCTTTTGTCCTTCAAGTCTTTCATTATAGCCGGCAATTCTAACGCCAGCGGATTACCGTGTTCAAGAATTTCGTCATCAGTAGCCCAATCTTTTTTATTATCAGGCTCAAACAATAGCGCAAAAATCTTATCATCAACAACCAATTTGTTTAAAACTTTCTTCGCATATTCAACTTCGTCCTCGAACGGATTATTTACAGTTGGATATTTAGTGCTGATTATGCAGCCAAGTTTATTTAAAATAGTCAACTGACCTGATCGCATTGCTTCAATCGCATAAGGATTCGGCAGCGCACCGGTTTCATCAACTAAAAAGACGCTGGGCAGTTTACCGTCCAACGTCGAATTTGAATAATTCAAAGGTATATACCTGTTATCAGTTAAATTACAGTGAATATAATCGCGCAATATTTTAAATTTCTGCTTATTCTCATAAGTCCCCCGCAACGCCGGCGACGATTGAATCGTTTCTTCGATTGCTGTTTTAACTTCGCGCGACAATGCCCCATCAGGCGCAACAGAGTAAAACTTTGAAAATCGCGGTTCAGTTAAAAACAACAGAATAAACAAAACCCCGATCAACGCTGTTTTACCGTTTTTACGACAGATTTCAAGGACAGCCGTTTCATATCTCCTTTTTGATGGATCATCACGATACACCGTACAAAGAATAGCGATTATAAAAAGCCACTGAAAACCGGCGAGAACTTCAAAAAACGTTTGTCCTGCTTTCAATCCTTTTGCAACAATCATCAATTTCAAAACATTTTCAATGATGACTATTTTCTCATCGTCAAGTTTATATTTTTTATGCCGCCCTTTCGCCACTGTCAAAAATTCAAGACACTGTAATTTTACATATTTTGGCGCGTTAACACGTCCGTCCACAACGTCCCGAGCGTACTTATACGCCGGGTGTTTTGCTTTAATCAAGATTTTGCGCCGCCCAACGCATCAACAAGCGGATCTGTATTTTTATTGTTATTGGCAGAAAGCGTCCCGAGTTTTGCTCGGGCAGCAGGCGACAATGCTAATTCGGCACAAATTTTCAAATACTGCGAAAAATATTTTTGCCTGATATTCGTTGCATTGATATTAAATATATTTTCAGGATTGTTCAACATTTTATCGACGCAGTTCAAGCGATCAATGATTATTGCCGCCTGTTCAAACGTGGTCTGATCCAAACTTAATAACAGTTTTGTCGCTGACAGTTTTTCAACTAAGTCGTTAAATATTTTTTTCTGATCTGTAGTGAAATATTCCGGCGACTGCAGGTTTCTATCAATCGCCGCAAATGTTGTTTCAACATCTTGACGAATTTTCTTTTCTGCTTTGGTTAGATTTTTCTTTACAGAAGATACAGGTGTTGCTTTTTGACCCATGCAATCAACTCCAATCATAAATTTTCAGGGAAATATTTGTAAACAAAGGGGAGCAGTCGGTCTAAGGATAGCTCAAATTTCAACGTAATGAACCCGAGGGGGGAGTTTTAACTAATCCGAATAGGTAATCCCTCGGAATGTTTCCTTTCTCCGCTAAGACGTGACAGAACGCGCATGTGCTAATCAAATTATCATCAACAAGTTTCATCTTTTCATTCTCAACAATAGGAATGATATGATGAACTTCTAATCGTTGATTAGTAATAGCTTTCGGAACATATTTACCATCAAGACAAACCCTGCATAAATGTTTATCACGATCTAATATCTTCTTACGTTTTCTTTGCCACAAAGCCGATGACCTGAATCGTTCGACCTCTCCTCTTTTCTTAATCCTACGGTCAGAATACCCGTCCTGTATTTTGCAAGCCCCTCGTTCGTGAATACCCCCACACCGCGAGCAAGCAACCAGCATACTATCACCCCAATAAAAAAGGACGACAACCAGCTCGGTCATCGTCCAACGTTATTTTGATAGCTTAATAATATCACGCTTAAAAACGACTTTCAACTGAAACAAACTGCAATCAACTGCAACGAACTGCAATCAACTGCAAATTGTAAATTTTTCTAACGCTACAGCATGGATCGCATAAACGGTTCGTTCGCTAACACCTAACATGTCAGCAACTTCTTTCCAGTAAAGTCCTTCGACATAATACAATTCTAAAACACTAATATAGGTCAAATTTTCAACTGCATTTATACGTTCAAGGATTTTAGCTTGTTTCGCCTGCAGCTTTTCAATTTTTTCAGCTGTTTCGTCCTCAACTGTTACTGCTTCGACAACTTTATCAGCGATGGTAAAAGTTTTTCCACCTTTCGGCATACCATCAAGTTTAACAGCACCAATCGAATACAAACATGATTTTCGATTTTCAAGCCGATCGCGTAATATTCTAATACGGGATTCAATAACGCCATATTCATTTAAAAATTGTATTTTTTTCAGCGTTTCTTCGTCGTATTTCAGAACATCACCCCGCTTTTCGATTTCAATTATCACTCTGATTGCCTAACTTGAAGTTAGACCGTTCATCATCAATTCTGTGACAAGCGTGAAAATACGCTCGGCACTTGCTGTAATGCGATTTTATTTGCCTTGTCACAAAACCTGTCACAGAATTGTTTTTCGTTCCGTGACTGAAAACACCAGTGTTTATGCGGTTTTCGGATACTTTGTCACACTGTCACAGAAAAACAGCCCAAATCTATTATATATATAATATATATACTTACTCATTATCTCTTATATACTATATATTTTTATTATTTATAGATTAAAAAATAAAAGTGTGATTATGTGACAAAATATATCCTAACCCGCATTATCACTCACTTTTTTTGTCATAAAAACTGTCACAGAATGTCAGTTTGTCACAAAATGTTTTTGTGACAGAACTTATGATTTGATATACGCCACCGTTTCATGACATAAAATAAATTGTTTCTTGTTCGTTTGACCGTTCCACAACAACTGTATTCAGAACACATGATGACCCCATGTCAATGTCTTGACAGTTATTTATTAAATGAATTTCCGTATAATCATTATAGTTCTCTAAAATTTTTATCAATTCTGCTTTAGTCATTTTTCTTCACGCTCCTTAATCATCGCCGATAACTTCTTCCCAATACCAGTCACAAGTCAATTCATTTTTCCTCTATAATCCATGATGGCAGCCCCTTTTTTTAATATACTTTGATAAATTCCCTTGTAAATGTTTCTACTGCAATAATAACGTCTTTTGTTTCTCGGTTTAATGCGGCGTTCATTGCGTCCCTTTCAAGTACATAGCTCCTACTTCTATCAATAGTCCCGTTAATTACTAAGTAATATTCTACTTCTTCTATTTTTTCCATATTTCTTTGCCCCCTTTGCTTATGAGCTCTGCTTGTAATTCAGGTTTCATTTTATATTTCCTCACCAATTTAACGATCTAAAAATTTTATACAAAACATAACATGCCACCGAAAATATTAAAACAACATAACATACCCATATAGACAAACCAACTTTTAATATTTCCATCAATTCAGTCATTTTTCTTAATCCTCACTTTCAACCAGAGTTAAATCGTTTCTTTTCAGATGAGATATAGTTACTGATACGCCGCAACATTCACATTTTGGCAGCCTGATTTCAAAGCCCCAATTTGACGCAAAGGAAATATAAACCTTTGTTCCCTTTGGTACTAGCTGCCCCCCGCCGTTCATCAAATCTCTGTCGGTAATGGCGTACTTTCTTATGCAAGATTTAATTTTTATTTTTTTATCAATCATAGTTCCCTCATCTCCTGCAAAAAAACTTTGCCGTCATAATCTACTCCGACAGCTTGAATCTGATAATCGTCGCCGTAACTGTCGAAAAAGATAACTTCTGCCTTGGGGTCTTTGCTTTCAAGTTCTTTCATCAGTTCTTCAACTTTCATTTTTGCACCTTCCTTAATCTAATCTAAACTAACGACGAAAAATCGTTTCCGTGTACCGTCGTTCATTCGTTTTTGTATTTGCTGTTCTGCCAATCCAAATTTACGGATCAGCTCACGATTGAAAGATTTTTTACCGGTGATTTCCCGAATGTTTGAAATTTTACACCAGTCAGTGAACTTTATATATAGATCATTTGCAGGTGTATTCAAAATTTCTTCAACAGTCATATCAGCTTCATCAACCCACGTCAAAACCGTTGAATTCTCAATCATGTATTTTTGCTTTGCCTGTTCAACAACTTTCGGCAACGTAAACCGTTTATTTTGTATAAGCCGGCGCAATCCTTTAATGGCTAAATTCAGCAGGTACGACAAAGCGGTTTCACTGGTAATTTTTTCGAAAATCATCGGGTCGTAATCATCGTCGTTTTTTGAAAATTTAGCATTGAACGGAATGAATGTCAGCTTTCTCATCATGCCATCTGTTTTATCAGCCGATCGCGGAATTTCATTCGCACTAAATAACTGCGTTGCATACGGTTCAAGTGTGAAAGGCATTCCGAATTTTCGTTGCACCTGTAACGGCTCACCGCTGAACAGCTTTTTCAATGTACCGGTTTCTTTCAGCGATCCATAATTTATATCGTCGCCGATATTTACCATTTTATTTTCAAGTTCAGCTGTAATGAATGTGCCGGTCAACTGTTCAAGGGAAATAGTAGCGCAATTTTCATAACCAATAAACGTGCGGATCAATTTTAGTATTGTGGATTTACCGTTGCTGCCGCTGCCGTAAAACAAAAATGCTGTTTGAAAAATGTTCTTGTGCAGCAGGCAATCACCGACGATTTCCTCAAAAAGATCAATACATTCACGATCACCGCAAAACACCCGGTTCAACATTTTATCTAAATCATCAGATCTAGCCATCGGATCATAATTCACCGGGATTCGCTCAAATTCGATTGCGTTAGCACTATAAGGCAGTCGTTCACAGGTTTTCAAATTTAGCCGAGTGTTTTTCAGATTAACAACGAAAGGATCGAGCTTTATTTTGTTGCGATCCAGCGCTGTCATTATTTTCATATAGGCAATAACTTCGTTCCGCTCACGCCATTTTATCCCCGGATATGCCGCGATCATCTGCCGTTCGATTTGTTGCTGGTTCGGTTGATAATAACCGTCACGGTAAATATAAATTTTATCGTTATAGGTTATTATTTTATCTACTGCCAGCAGTTCATCGGCAAAAATATTATGTTCAAATTTACCGCGTTTTATTTCTTTCTCGGCAAGCTGCGCTTCGATTTCTGCTTCTGATTTAAACGCTTCATCGCGCAATATCAAATCAACTTCATGCTGCGGCAAAGGTTCGGCTAAAACAAACCTATTGATAATATTGATCGTTTCTTTGATCTCATCACGCTTAAAGCCTTTACTTTGCAAATATACGATGTACGAAAACAGTTCTTGATTGCGCCCGCTGCCATCTGCCATATCTTTAAAACGGTAATGATCGCCCGGCTGCGATACAGGATAAAGCCATTTAGGCACAACCATGATTTCATCATCGTCATAATCCCGCAACCATTTTCGCATGACGCCGCTATCTTTGATTTTCACATAAGCATTGCGCGAATGAGATCGGCAATCACTGTATATACCGAGTGCAAGACGTGTTTTCGTAAAATTCTTCCACGGTTCAGCTGATTTAAACCAAACATGTACGCCGCGCGCGGTTTGCATGACTTTGCATTTCAAATCAAGTTCATCAATGATTCGTTGAATTATTTCAGCGTCGCTGACAGTATCGAAGTCTAAAACAATAAACGGTTCAGGAACAATCATTGCCAGGTTATCGAAATCTTTAACATTTTTCCAGTCAAGAGCTTTTTCACCATTCTTAAAATGGTGTATTGCTTTTTTCTTATCGTCCAGCACAATATATTTTTTATCCAATGCTTCGCCCCCTTTCCTTTTCGATTATCTGCACGGCTTCATTCAACGTCCGCGGACAATAGTGTTTACCTTTTGACCGCTTAATTCTGATCTCATGGATTTTTTGATCCGGCTGCATACCGTTATCATCGACTTTGCATTCGAAAGCTATAAATTTACCATTCAAGCATATTAGCAGATCGGGAACACCTTTTGCGGTCATTCCCGATCCGTATGTATTTACATAATAAATTCCGTTAGCTTTCAAATAACTGATTATTTTTGATTGCAAACGGCTTTCACGCATTACAAATTATCAAGATCGTCCAGCGGATCGCCTTCACTTGATTCGCTTTCTTCGAATCCAATCGCCGGTTCAAGATTAGTCAATTTAGTAAAAGTGACCATTTTATCAGGGTCTTTTGTCGATTCACGACGATCATGCTCAATCGTACCTTTTACAAAGCAGCCGACCAAATCGTTCTCATC